AACCTACAAAGAGTTTATATTCTTGACCACTACTATTAATCATTCCTGGAGTTACACTTTTCAACCATTTTTGAGAAAGTCTACAAGGGATATCTTTTAATATTTCTCTTTGTTCTTCAAAAGCTCCTCCATATTCATCTACAACTACAACAGATCTAATAACTGTAACTTTATCAGTATGCAACTTATCTAATATACTCATACAGTCCCAACCTTTCTAAATCTAAATAATTGACTCTTTAAAGATAAGAACATTTCATCAGTTGTATTATTAGATGTGTTGTATTCTATAGTTGTATCTCCTTCAGTTACTTTAGAAATATTGCCTTGTAAGTTTGTTTCTTCAATAGTTTTTAATGCTAAATGCTCAGCGACAGGATCTATTAATTTTTCTGGAAAATCATCTCTATTCATAAAGTTTAAAGCTTTTCTAACTAAAATTGTTACTCGAATTTTCAAAATAGCTTCGTTGCTAACATCGGTTAATTCTTTCACTTTTTCAATTATTTTGTTGTAAGTTTCATCCATCTTAACCTCCTAATATGATAAAAGCAGGAGTTATTCTCCTGCCTCAGTCACAAGGTTATTGTTTCTTAACATTTCTATTTCTGTTTCATCAGATGTTGAGTAAACTCCATCTTTGAATTGAATAGAAGTTCCAGCTATAATTAAGTTTTTATAACTAGATTGAAAAGTTATTTCTTTTGCTATTTCAGTAGTGGCTATTTCTTCCACTACTCCATTTTCTTTTTTAGTATCTTTAGCCATTACAACCTCCTATTATATTTTTACGTTTTTAACATGTACTTGAAATGGTAAATTCTTTATTTGGTGAGCATATTCCCCATGTAAGAAGTAATTATCCGCTAGAGCAGTTTTAGCTCCTACTTCTTCTTTTATTGAGTATAATTGTCTTAAACTAATATCATTTAAGTTAATTAATAAAAATTCGTTTGGTGCTAGAGATGTAGCTGGAAATACAGATACTGTCCCTGATGTTGTGACTATTTGTTCTATCGTAGTTCCTGTTACTTTATCAGTTATATTTGATCTAACATTATCTTTATTTAATTTATTAATAGTTCTTAAAATTAAATAAGGAACACATAAAAAATATTTATTTGCTTTTAAGTTAGCAGAACCAGGATTTCCTTTGTCCACTATTGCTTTTACAGCATTATCTAATAAATCTAATGTGAAAGATTGATTATTAGCATCTAAAACTATTCCATGTTCTTTAATTAAAGATTTAATACCTCCTGACATTCTTATTTTACCATTTACATACTTAACTCCATTCAACAGTTTATTTTCCATAATTCCTAACATTTCATCTTTTTTCTTTTGAGATTCAACTTCTCTTACAGAAAGACCACTTTGTCCATGTGGATTTAAATGTTTAGCTGTTTCTGTTACTTCATATTCTTCATATATAATTCCTGTGTTATTTGTGATATGAACAGGTAATCTAACAGAAGACTTTTTAAGTTCTCCACCTTCTTCCATTTCAATTCCTAAACTTTGAACTATTGTATTTACTGCTATATTTCCAGCAGTAGAAGTTGTTCCCGCATAACCTCTTGTAACATCTGCTTTGTTATCTGTTTTTACTTTTGTTATTTTTACAATTTCATCTCCAATTGATAACAGAGCATCTTGAACTAAAATATCCTCATCTACTACTTGAATTTCAGTTGCTCCAGCATTTAAAGCAGCTTTTAAACTAGATGTTGTTTTTCTTTCATAGTGATCTATCCATTCTATTGTTGTAGATGTTGTTTCACTTACTCTTCCACCTCTTAAAACATGAGATACGATAGGTGAATTATTAGGATTTACTAATTGTAATTCATCTAATATATCATTTGATATTGCTTGATTTGTTGAGTTTAATTGTTTGTCTATTTTTTCTCCTGCAAATAATTGGATATTTAATCCATTAATTCCTAAAAATGTCATAAATTTTTTCATTATTCATTACCTCCTGAATTTTCTAATTCTTGTTTTGCTCTTGTATAGTTAGCTCTATCTATTTCTGAGCCACTTTCATAAGCTTTTTGTCTTAATTCTTCTAATTTAGCCTTTTTATCGATACCGCTACTACCACCATTCATCGCTCCTGGTACACCACTAGCACCAAGAGATTTTATATATTCTCCCATTGTTTCTGCAAAACATTTAACAGATGCTTCTATTTCTTCTTCATTAGCTCCAGAAATTCTATCTAAAAATTTATCTGGCATTTTATACTTTGCTAATGTAGTTCTTTTGATTTCATCTGTCTTTATTTTTGAAAGTTCAGCATTCTTTGCATCTAAATCTTTTTGAATCTTTTCAAGTTCTTTTTTATGCTTTTCTTCTGCAGTAAGATTAGCATTTTTGATTCTTTCTTCATAATCTTCAATAGATTCATTGTGTTGTCTTTCAAGTTCTTTTTTTGCTTTTTCAAACTTTTCATTTTCTCTTTTAAGTCTTGTTTCTATCATTTTATCGACTTCTTCTTGAGTAAATGTTTTTGGCTCTCCTGGTTCTGCGAATAGTTGAATATTAATTTTAAAATTTTTCATTTTATCCTCCTGTTTAAAGTCCTGTTTGACTATATTTTATCCAGAAGTTTAATGTCCTTCAGTACGACAATATTTATCTTTTTACCTCCTTTCTTTGCAATAAAAAAAGCACCTAGTTTTTAGCTAAGTGCTTTTTGATTAATTATAATAATGTCAATCAAATTCTAAAAATATCCCTTTCTGTCTTAAATTTTCTCTAGCTTTTCTCTTATTTTCTAAAATCATATTATTTTCTTCAACTTCTTTAATCACCCAATCAGGTGGACTATCAACAACAATTTCTAGCATTCTTTCATCAGTTAATCTAGCATAACCTTGTTTTACTGATTCAGGGGTTATAAATCTCATTTTATCACTTCCTTTTTTTATATTCTTTTTCTATTAATTCCCCAATTCTTTTAGCAATTTCCCTAGGGTTGTCATTGTTATTATATTCACTCCATCCTTCAGCTATAGTTTCTTTTATGTTTTTAACAGAATAATATGATAAATTTTCTCCTTTTTCACTTACATTTTTTTTATATATTTTTTGAATTTCACTATTATTGCTCAACCCTAAAAAATAATCTATCTCATGTCCAAACTCATGATCAAATACAGATCTTATTGTTGAGCATCCATTTGGAGAGTTTTTAGTTTTTTCTTCATCTACTAACAATGATTTTACTTTCTCAAAATCAGAAAAATATTTTTCATTCATAGATATACCTTTATATTCATTAATTATTTGTAATATTTTATGTTGTTCAAGAAGTTTTTTATCCCTAACACCAAAAGAAACAGCTAATTCTCCTGGACTGATTTTTAATTCTTCTTTTAGTTCTCTTATAGTTTCTGTGATAGTTTTTTGTGAATATTTTTCTTTAGACAAATATTCTAACACATGATATATTACTAAATCATTCATATTTTGAGTAGCACCAACAAAACTAATGTTATCATTTTCGAATATTTTAGGGAATTTTTCTTTCATTTCATATAACCACTTGTTGTATTCATTGACACACCTAATATCTAGCCCTGTATAATCTGCTTTTTTTATACCAATTACTTTTTCAGCAAACTCATTGGCTTCTTGAATAGATTTACTGCCTGTATACTTACTTATACTACTATCTTTACTATCTGTCAATATTTCTTTGTTATTAACTTCTAAATTATTCTCAATGATACTAATATCTGTAATTTCTTCTCTACCTTGCTTGATTAAACTTTCATAATCAATAATTGGGATAGTCGTGCTTCTGCATCTTGGGTGCATAGGTGGATAATTTAATCCAACAGCTATATTTTTTATTTCAAAAATATTTCCATGTAATTCAGAGCATATTTGACTAGTTCTATTGTCTAATGTAGCACTAAATTCGTATTTTTCTATTCCTGCTTCTTTATATCCATCAAGTGTAGCTTGATTTAAAACATAATTAACTTCAGTTCTTAGAAGTCTTTCAACATCATTTTTTTTAGCTGTCTCAAATCTTTCAGAAACTCTTTTAGTCAT